AAGAGTTCCTGGTTTCAGCAACCGTCGAGACTCGCTTGTAGATCTGAGCTGTAATTCAAAATCTCCATAGGTCTGAAAGCGTTCGGTCCAAATAAGAGACTCAAACCTATCTATAACGCTTTCTCTGCGCAGAAGACTATCTAGAATATAGACTTCCATTACAAACCTCCGTACCTATTCATGTACTTCAGCTCGTAAGGAACTCCTGCTCCTTCCGCATAAATTCGAATGGTATTTGACCCCGGAGAGAATTCAATCCAATTGGATTGCGGAGAAACCCCATAAAGGACCGAGCTTCTCACGCCCGCTCGGGTTACCCAGGCGCCCTTAGCCCCAGAGATAGTACTAATTTCCAACACATCTCCGGAGCTAAGAGAACCTGCGAAATCCAACGATCGGAGCGTTCCATCAGAAGAGGTTTGATAAATAGTGAGTTCGGTCATAGTTCGGTTAACATTCAGGAAGAAATCGATACCCGTGTCGACGGTTCCCAAATAGTTAACGGTTCTCACGGATGCCCCTGGCGTGGAGTTTCCAGTAAGAACTACTAGATCTGGATCCACAAAATCCGGATCGAAACACATAACCGAGATGTTGACCGCGGGTTCCTTCGCGAATAGCGGAGATTCAAAAGACTCCACTACACCCGAAATATCAACATTAAGGCCTTCAGTAGTGTGCAAAGTCAAAGAAACTAGACTTTTGGGCATGAAATATTGATACAGACGTGCTCTCAAATCGCTAACGGTGAAATTGAGATAATCGGCCTCGAGCCCTAGCTGAAACGTGATGTTCCTTGACTCGCGGCGCGAGGAGTGGTATTGCTCACCATCTACGTTGGCGAAACTAGACGTGACTAGCGTTGCCTTCACAGGGTCGAGACCACCAATTTCTTCCACAATCAAGCCATCGGAAATATCATTGAGCGGAAGCGTGAGCAAGGCGCCCTGGATCGAACGCACGTCGATACTGCTTAGCATTAGATCAGAGCTCCTTCTTGACCGCAGACAATTGATTCTTTGTCTGCCGATAGACTTCCGCAGGTGTTACAGCCTTGGGCGAATTGATTGTCTGCTGGAAATATAGATTCTTTGACATCTCAGTCTGACTTGCGGTTTCGGCAGGAACCTTCGAGGACTGACTCGTTTGATAGGCAACCGACGCACTCTTCGCCTGTGTGTAAGCCATATCCACAGACACTGACTGGGCCGTCAGAAGATCCCCTATTCGTGCTGACTGCTTCTTGACGTTCGACAGGTCGAGTACTGGCGTAATCCTTGGCTGAAGGTCGATATCTCCACCGACAATATCAGCCATTCCAGAAATAGACTTTCGCATCGCCAGAATAGCGTCAGCCCCAACAGCAGTAGCGGCCTTAGTTACTAGGTTTCCTGCTGCGTCGAAACCATCAGCGAATCCCTCGTCGGATCCTACGCCAAGCTTGTAGAATTCTTTGGATGGCGAATTAATGCCCAGGAAATTCTTAGCTGCGTCCAGGGCCGCGGCAGCCACCCTACGAGCTGCAGCAGTAACCTCTCCGATACCACCAGCAATACCACGAACCATACCCGTGATGATCGCCATACCAAGACGAGCCCCAGCCTGACCAATAGCTGCCGAGTTTCTGTTAATTGCCGAGGTAAGACCGTTGATGAAACTCAAGATCAAGTTGACGCCCGATTGAATAATCCGGGGCAAATTCTTCGAAACTCCATTAAGGAAATTCACCATAACTGTAGTGGCTACAGCGACTACTCGTCCAATATTGTTCGCTACACCTTGTAGGAACGCGATGAGAATCTTCAAACCAGCGTCGGTCATTTTAGGAACGTACTTGACCATCGCCGTAAGCATCTTCATCATAAGGTTTGCCAGCGTAGATATAATTTTTGGTGCTACAGTGTCTATTGCTTTCAGCAGCGACATAAGCACAGTAACAAGAGCCGACACAATCGCTGGTCCGCCCGACGAAATAACCTTAGCGAACGCGATAATGCCGAGACCTAGCTGCGTCATAGCCATCGGGATAAGTCCCAGGATCGCTGAGACCATGGCGACTATAGCTGCGGTTCCAGCAGCGCCAGCAACACTAAGTGCAGTAAGTGCTACAGACAACGCCAGAATTCCTACACCAGCGGCCAGCACCCCAAGCCCAAGCAGCAAGATAGCTGCGCCTAGACCAATGAGTGTCGGAACCAATGGCCCAAGTAGCAGACCGGCAGCACCAAGAATAACAAATACGCCGGCCAATGTCAGTAGACCTTTGGCTATCTCTCCCCAAGACATATTTCCAAGAGTCTCTAATACTGGGGTAAGCACCTGCAAAGCTGCCGCAACGACAAGCAAAGCCGCTGCCCCAGGAAGAGCGATAATCATAGCAGTTACCGCCGCGGCGATAATCGTAAGCGCGCCTGCTAGCAAGACCAGGCTCTTTGCGATTTCACCCCAGCTCATGCCGCCCATAGTTCCAAGAGCTTTAACAATTAAACCGAGAGATGCTGCCACGATAAATATAGCCGCAGCAGAAAGCAACGCTGTTGGTGGCAAAGCCGCTAGGGCCAAAGCAATAAGCCCTAGTGCGCCAGCCAAAGTAAGGAGGCCCTTGCCTATAGTGTCCCAACTAAACGCTCCCATTTTGCCGATTGCATCGCCGATCAAACCAAGAGATGCGGCAACGATCAGCACACCTGCTGCAGAAAGAGGTGCTGTTGGCGGAATAGCAATTAGGGCGGCGCCGATCAGTACCAAACTGCCTGCCATCGCAGTAAGACCCTTGGCGATTTCACCCCAAGAAAGCGCAGAAAGATCGCCCATAGCACTAGCCAATATTTTGATACCTACGGCTAAAAGAATCAGGCCTGCGCCTTGAGCAATACCACCCTTGGCGGCCGCCGTGAACTTGGAGAACAAGGCAAGAGCACCTAGAAGCGTTGCCACTCCAGTAAGTCCCTTAGCCATCTCCTCCCAATCCATACCAGACAACTCTTTTACTGCAATAACTAAGATGTTTACTGCCGTTGCAAGAAGAATGAAGCCCGCTCCGGCGGTTATCAAACCCTTACCGCTGCCGGTAGAATGCTTTGCTGCACCGGCTAGCGCCGTGATGAGTACAACAACGCCAGTCAATCCTTTAGCCAGCTCGGACCAGTCAAGAGCGGCCAACCTACCAACAGCAATAGTTAACAAATCAACAGCAACGGCAAGTAGAATTAGAGACGTGGTAACGAACGGCATCTTGGCGAAACCTGCAGTGCCGATAAATGTCGTAAATACGTACATAGAAGCCATAAGTTCTGTAAACATAACACCCATGGCAGTCAAAGCCGACGTCAGTTTACCAGAATCGATCATAGACAACGCCACAACCGAAGCAGTTAACGCCGCAATTGCTACAGCAATCTTAAGCAGCGCATTGGCCTTGAGTTGCGTCTGCATAGCCTGCATAGTGTTTGTCAGTTCATTAAACGATTCTTTGATAGAGCCTAGGAACCCTTCCCCAATACCAAGGTTAAGGCCGCCACCACTTAGAAATTTGACCAGAAGTGCCGTAATGCCCGCAAGAAGTCCCGTGTTTAGACTGTCCAACACAGAACTATAATCAAGGTCGCCCATAGAATTTTGAATCTCGGTGCCTAGATCTGAGAAGAAATTAGACATCATTTGAGCCAACGGAGCAAACGCTTTAGCTACGGCGTCAAGTGCCCCCAGAACTCTAGCCCAAACGTTAACGATAATGTCGCCAAGACGTCCGAAAGATTCGAATCTTACGGCGAATTTATCAAACCGGCTGGTATCAATATTACCGGCACCATCGGCCATTTGGCCAAGCAAATCCGTGAACATTCCAAGCAAACGAATAGGAACTTTGAGAACCGACCCGACCTTCTCGAAGAATCGAGTAAGACTCTCACCATCCTTTATCGCCTCATGTAGCTTAACCAGGAAATCGCCGACGTTGGCCGTAATATCCAGGAAGCTCGAGGCGCCCTTATCGGCGCCTTCAAAGAGACTGAAGAACGTCTTAACTACCTGCTTAATAATCTCCCAGCCAATACCAAAAACAGCAAAGACTCCAGCGAAAGTCCTTCGGAGCTTATCTGCTGTTTTGGCTCCCATTATGAGCCCAGCAGTAAAGTCTCGGATAGCTAGAGACAACGTCAATAGCTGCATCCCGGTTGCTGCTGGAAAGATCTGCCTAAATGCGTTTTTAATAGGTTTAATGACGTTAACCAAAGCCGTAAATGCGTTGGAGATGGCCTCGATAATTACGGTTCTGCCGCCAAGGTCTTTCCAATCACCAAGAACCTTATTACGCGCCTCTGCCGAAGCAGAGATAAAGCCACCAAGTACATTATTGACGTTGGTAAACATGATCTTGGCTTCGTCGAAGTCGCCAAAGACCATTTGCCAAGTCTGAGCCCAACCGCTTCCCGCGGCTTCCTGCAAAGTACCAATCAACTGAGAGAAAGTCTTAACCTTCGTGGCGGCATCCTGGGCAGTTTTGCCCATCTTCAAAATTCCCGCAATTTGTTGAGCGTTATAACCCATAGTCTTAAGTTGCCCGGCGGTGAGATCGCCCGTAAACTTGCTAAGAGTCTCAGTAAGGACCTCTGAAGTCAACCAACCCTTTTCAAGCGTGTTTCGGAATCCGCCAGCGTCCTTGACCATCTTGTCGATAGCTACACCGTGAACCCGAGCTGTCTCCATAAGGGCATCTTGGAAGACCTTACCACCCATGCCCGCATTGACGACTGAGTTCCAGTCGATCAGTGCAACTTTACCCGCGGCCAGAGCCTGCGATAGTTGGTACATCGCGGTCGAAGCCTGCAGCGAGTTGGACCCAGAGACTGCGGCCAAGTTCGCAATACCCTTGATAGCCGCAACCGACACGTCCAATTTCACGCCCGCAGCAGTAAACGTACCGATGTTCCGTGCCATCTCGGCGAAGTTGTAAATCGTCTGGTCTGAATAATGGTTCAGCTCTTCTAGAGCTGCGTTGACCTGCTTCAGACCAACGTTTTGCCACTGAGTGTTAGACAGAATCGTCTGAATACTGTTCAGATTTGTCTCATACTCGTGCAGACCTGCAGATATGGGCGAGACGGTAAGCGACTTTACGAGTTGTACTCCCGCATTGACCGCTCTGTTTACAATATTAGTAATAGCTGTAACCGCCACAACAGACATTGCTGTAAACCGAGAAGCTAGATTGTCTACGCTTGTCGCAATGTTACCCAAAGACATATTCTTAGCCGCGGAGGCTACGTTGTTAATGCCTTTGGTAGCCCCATCTAACTTCAGGCCTTTGTTCAGCAAACCAAGGGCTTCAAGAGTAGACCTGATCCCCCGCTCAAATTGAGCGTTGTCGAACTTCATACTCAGGACGCGATTTTCAATGGCGCTCACGCGGAGGTCACCGCCTTCCACAACAGTTGGGCTATCCGGTCAAATACCGGACGAATTGCTGGGTTAATATAATCGACACCTTGGACATAACCTCCAGTTCCCGTGCCATATCCATACTGTAATGCAATCGCGACGGGGAACCCGTTTTCTACGTCAGTGTTAGTCCAAGTAATCGTGTAAATTCCACCCGCAGTGGAGATATGGAAATCCCAAGAATGAGCGGCTAACCCAGTGTCCATGGGAGTGGCCAATGCTAAAGCAGCAACACCCTCTTTTCCGCAAGTTTGAAGTAAGTCACTGAGGTTGATTTTCAAAGCCGCGTTCAAGAATCGTTCGGTGTTTCTAAAACCCCCCGAATCACTAATAGAGAACACCATGAGGACTCCTGAATTTAGGCCTGTAGGAAGATGGGCGTCCCTGCTGCGGTTCCTGCGGGAACATTCTCTAGATTGGTAACTGAGATAGCTCCTGAGACACCTTGAGCACCAGCGGCCCCGACAACCAAACCGACGTCGATGTTCGTGGCGTCGAACGTGGTCAGAATCAAATGACCGCTACCGTTGATACTGGCATCTACGATAGTCGATGCCTCGATTTCCAGCGCTCTCGTTGCTGTTAGAGCGGTGACTGTCGCCATTAAGATTCCTCCTACGTTGACTGAACAGTGAACGTCCCATCGCCGTGGTCAACGACGGCGGTCGTATTTAGTTGGAATGTAGACGCATCGATAAACGTCAATACGCTGTCAGGTGCCGTGACGGTAAACGTTCCATCGCCATTGTCTACCACAACTACTGTAGCGGCAGTGCTCCCCCCATACAAAGCGAAGAGTTCCGTTGGCGTGGGCAACGTTGGAGTATTAATATCAGAGCCGTATAACAGATCTTCTATTGCGGCCAAAAGGGTCGCGTCAGTTTTGGTCGAGTCGATGATCAGGTGGGCGCTTGGTTTACGTCCGGGAATCGTCGCTGGGGTGGCGGTAATAAACCAAGTAAATACGATTGGATCTGGCGTGTCGTCAACCGTGCGGTGCTCAATGCTAGCGGGAGCGACCATAGCGTTGTAAATCAGATGCAGTTTGTAGCCATGATCTGCACCAGAGATATCGTTTCCAATTCGAGTGCGATAACACAGCCCGAATGGTTTCCGATATTGATTAGTTACCAACAAGCCAGCAGCAAGTGCTTCTGTACCATCGCACTGAGCGAATTCGTCTGGATAAGTAAAGGCCGAGATCTCTCCCTCGTATTCTTCGGGAGTAGTTCGAGTTAGATACCTAACCCCATCGACGTAATACGGTTTCGCCGTTCCCTCGACTGGAGATTCTTTTACCGAAACCAACCCGGACCAAGGAACGCCGATGCCCGACGGCGGATAAAGAACTCCTCGAGCTACCCCTACCTCGTAAAACCTGTCTCCAGGAAGATCCCACTCAATTCTAGACATGTGTACCCTCCTTTCGAATCAGCCCTTAGAGCCTAACTGGGATTTTCTCTGTTCGTTTAGCGCTCGATTTCGTAGTGCTATCTCTCTGGCGCTCATCTTCTTTGGTGCATTCTTTTCATTACATACACGAATCAAGGTCAGTAGCCGATTCAAATGCCAATGCTGACATTCGAAAGGTATGCCTAGTGAAATCATCCAATGGTAGATAATTTCGGCAGTGATCACTTCTTGACTTCTCTTCGCTGCAGCACTGTCACTGAACCAGGTCGCGGTCATCTTTGCATTAATATACGCATTCAATTGGTCGATAATGTCGTTCGTAAAGTGGTCAAACACCTCCGGGGGAAATTCCGGATCGAGAATCATAGCCTTGATGTACCACATAAGTTCTACGGAGGTTTTGTCTTTAGAACTTAAGAATGGTTTTTCGAAATTGGACTCCCATTTTGACAACGAGACCAGAGAATGCTCAAACGAAAGAGAGACGCTAGAAACTATCTCGAATGTGCTAGTTTCTTCGTTGAACGCCTCTTGTAGGGGTATTACGATCGTGAGCATTCTCTGGTCTCCCTATCTAACTAAACTCAGTAATCGAACACCCAGTCATCGTCGCCCGTAATGTAGTATCCCGTGGCAGCATGAGCCGTAACCAGAGACGACTGACCGGTAGTCATGGCCGTCTGCGCGCCCGGGGTTGCCGTGACGCCGTTGATCTTCCAAGTAACACCAGTGACCGTCGGGATGGTCACGATGTGCGTACCGCTGACATAGGTAGGAGCGTTGGCGCCTACCAAGTGTGCCGCAGTCATGGTGCCCGTGAATGCTGCGATGACGTCGGCAGGAAGCGGAAGTCGAGGGTCAACTCCGGTCGTGCCGTAGAGGATCAGCTCGAGCGCAGCCAAAGCTGTGTCGTCCACCTTCGTAGAGTCGATGACGATGCTCGAGGTGGGCTTGTAAGCCACCGCGTTGATGGTACCAACCGCGACGGGAACGGTGGTGAGTTCCCAGCTAAACGTAATCGCCTCAGGAGAGTCGTTGATCGTGCTGTACGCCTTCTCCGACGGTGACGCGGTCGCGCCGTAGATCAGATGGAGCTTATAGCCGTAATCCGAGCCAAGCAGATCGTTTCCGAAACGCGTGCGATACGCCAGGCCGAAAGTCCGTCGAGTCTGCTGGCCCAGAGCCACACCAACCTGAGGCTCAGCGGAGCCGTCGCACGGCATGAATTCATTCGGATAAGTGAACGCCTCGAGCGTACCCCCGAACTGCTCAGCAGAAAGCAGGTTCAGGTACTTGATGTTGTCTGCGTACAATGGGGTAGCCTCGGCCCCTGAAGGAGACTCGGTTACAGTCACCAGACCATTCCACGCAAAGCCCGTGTTATACTCACCCGCCGTGTCAGGAATATAGAGTACACCGCGGTCGACTCCGGTCTCGTACGTACGAGCGCCCGTGGCGTCCCAGGTAAGAGCAGCCATGCCGTTTCCTTTCTAGTAGGACGTGATGAAGACGTCGTGATTTAGACCCTCTGCCACGAAGAACCGATTATGGGTCGTCAACGGCATAGAGGCCACTCTGTCTGGGATTTCGCTGTCAGGATTACGGTCGATCACAGTAACCTGATAGCGCTTGGTGTTTCTGTAAGGCTTATTGTTAGCAAATATCGTATCGGCAGTATCGCGTTGGTAAACGATACAAGGATATGTCATTTGCACATTAGACGGTGGCTGAAAATAGACATTTCCGCCAGTACCAACAAAAGCCTCAAGGAGTGATTGGAATGACGACCGTAGGCCCATTATAGACACCTCCAAGCCTCAACAACAGGCGGGGACTCTGCACCTCGACATCCGAGACGATCCATCGAGCCCCCGCCCACACGACATACTTGATGGCAAAGAAGTGCTCGTTAGCGTACGCATTGGCGACAACACTGATGGCATTATTTACAGACAAATCAGCATTGACCTGTCCACCCTCAGAAAGTTTACGAGTATTCCGCAAGACGTCGCCATAATACTCGTATTCCACGATAACGTCTTCCCAAACGCCAGAACCGTTATCGGTCGATTCGCTATACCCTATTTTACCGAAAAACTTTGCCATCAGTTATCTACCTAACTATCAGGACCGACGGTAGAAGGTCCAGGACGTGTCTGCGGTGTTCGGGAAGTAGTACCCCGACGCCGCGGTAGCCACGACGGCGATATGGTCACCAGACGCAGCCAGAGCAGTCTGAGCACCAGCGCTCAGCGTGTCGCCAGCAGCGTTCTTGTAGACGACATGGGTCATGGTCGGGATGGTAACGACGCCGGTCGACGCGACGAAGGTCGGAACCGTAGGCGCAGCCAGCAGCGTGTCAGTCGACGCCACCTTCTTAACGACAATCGCAGACTTGATCTTGACCAGAGCGCCAGACAGCCTGGTCTCAGTAAGATACTTCTGCTGGTTATAGTCAATATCGAAGTCGTCGAAGAAGCTAACCTCGCCGCCACGGTCGGCGCCGATGTTGTAGTCGACCAGGTTGACGATAATGCCAAGGAGATCGGTCTCGTCGTTCATGGGCTCGACCGTGATGATGCTGTTGACGCCCAGCGCAGCTGCGACCTCGGTCTTATTGGCGTAGAGGCGTCGACCCAGCGAGTCCTTCGTCTTCAGGAACGCGTTGAGGGTACGAATGGTGGTATAGAAGTCGGGAGTACCCGTCCCCTTGTAGAACTCCATGCCATCGAGAATCGCGTCAACAACCTCGCTATAGCTCGAGTTGGCGTCATCGACGTTCACGTTCACATGCGACACATACAACTCGTGGTCATTCAGGATGCTACGAATACCAGCACCATCGGCAGCACCAATCGGGTCCTTGACCTTGTCAGCGTCGGAGATCTCACGCCCATCGCCAATCAGGACGGCCCTCGCAACCTCCTCCTCGAGCATCAGACGCATCTCGCCCTTGAGCCAGGCGACCACGTCGAAGTCGGTGATATCGAGCATATCGTCTCGATCCAACTTCTGCTTCTTGTACACAGTCGTAGGAGAGGTCGTCCGGCGGACGATCCCGAAGAACTCTTCCTTCTTCAGAGCACCCTTGACATAGCCCTTGGCGCGGGCCTCATCGAGCGTCAGGTCAGCCACCAGGCTCTTCACCCGCGAGAACGGGCTGTGCCGAGCTCCGGACATGACCCCGGTGACCCACTCAGTCCGACGCTTGTTGAAGTCGGGAGTGCTACTGAGAGTCTTGGCGTCGGGGAAGAGCAGGTCGATGTCATCGATACCGTGAGACAGCGCAAAGCGCTCCACCGCCTCCTTCAGCGAGCCACCACGCTTGGCCTCAGCAACGATAGTCTGAATATCCGAATGGGTAAGCGAGTATCCCTCGGAGTTGCCCGAGTCCTTGTTCTGGTCAAAAACGTTACGGGCCATGCTCGGGCCGCCTTCCTTGTGGTTGAGGTCACCCTCATCATCGTCGATACCGGACTGTGATGCCGACGATCCCTGTTCCTCCAGGGCTGCGCCGATCATGAAATGAACGACAGTCTTCTGCTTATCATTCATCGAGTCATAGACGTCTTGAACCGTCTCTTCCTCTGCGTGCTCAAGGTCGTCCTCGTCTGTATCTGAATACGCGATATCTGACGGCCGTGGAACAGGCTGGCCGTCGTCCATAGTCCTAACCGACTCGTTGGTCCTGGTAGACGTTCCCACAGTAACCCCGTCCACAGTCTCTACAGTACTCGTGGTGGTCTTGGTTGCGTAAGTCTTCATGGCGTGCTCGAGCTCGAGACCCGTGAAGATGATGGCCTCGTCATCCAAGGTCTCAACGTCACCATCGGCATGGCGGATCGCCACGTTGTCAATCAGGGCTCCCGGATTCGCGCCAGAGAGAACCAGACTGAGCTCCCTGATCATGCCGTGGAAGACCTTCTTGGATTTCTCAACAAGTCCGTTGGCATAGATAGACAGAGACTTGATATCCCCGTGCTGCACCAAAGCCTTAGCCTGCTGACCTGGCTTGGTCTCGTTGAAGAATCCCTTGGCATAAACGCCATCAGGACGAGCCTCGAGGACAGCATAACCGAGAACGTTGTCTGGCTGAGACCTATTGTGTTGCCAGACGAGCGGAACGGTCTTTCCGTTCATATGACTAAATGCTTCCGGCATGATGATTCTACCGTCGGAGCACTTCACGTCGGCCTTTGTGGCCCATCCAGAGAAATCAGGTTCCATTTTGACCTCCGTCTCCTCCCTGTGTTGGTACGGGTGCTGGTACTGACTCCGACGGAGCCGGCATGTTACTGTTACGAAGTTCGTCTGCCTTAGGATCGGAGGCAGGAGCAATGCCGATAATCTGCCTAATCTCGTTCGAACTTAGGATCTCATTGCGTGTAAATTTGTCAGCAATTTCGGCAATAGATCCAACTGGGACCAACTTAAACGGGTCCCGGAAGTACTCGATCGACTGGTTTTGTGCTCGAGCGGTCTTTGTGAGGAAGGCCCGGCGCATAGCTTCGACAATCGCCGTGAGGATTGGGGCGATTGTCCTGTTGTGATAGTTAAGCATAGCCTTTTCGTCGGCCGTACCGTTCATTACTTCCTCGGTAAGGCCTAGCTGGCTATACAACAATTTGATCAAATACTCAATCTGTCCCATAAGAGTATTCTCAGCAGGACGATTAAGCTGTGTGATCTTCTCTGTGCCGTCTGTGTAAGCGATGCCATACTTTGAGCCCTTGAGTTGGAACTCAATGTCTGTGCGTCGTTGCTCCGCTTGGGTACGACGGGCTTCGGACTTGACCACATAGGGAAGTTGGATAATCAAATCGAGTTTACCTGAACTGGATTGTTCGTCTACAGCATCAAGCATATTTAGCTTTCGAATGATCCGGCTCAAAGTTGAGTTTGGTTCGTTCATAACCTGATAAAGAGGATTCTCAACAATAGCAACGAACTGCTTCTCGAGCGTTACTTCCTCTCGCAGACCAGTCTTCTCGTTATACAAACGAACCCGTACATGCCTAGGATACCAGGCCGCGATGGTCCCGACCCGAAGCGTCTTGATATCGAAGCTTCCTGTTACTGTCGGATCCAAAGTAGTGTCCACAGGCACAATAGCAATTACACCGTTGTCGAAAAGCGTCATAGGGATATCCATGCGCAATGCGTACGTACTCTGGTCGATATTTGCTTCGACCGTTAGGCATTGGTTTAGCCCACTATTAACGTCTTCGATGTAACGACGCTTATCATCCAGCCGAACGTGCCGAATATCAACCGACGCGATGTCGATCGCGAGCCTTGTGTATATCGAGGAAATAATGGAACGTTCGTTCGAAGAGGTAAGTCTTCGATGATCTGGGCCTCGAGCTCCAAAATAAGATGGCTCATTGTAGACCGTCGAATTAGACTCAAGTTGTCCGGAGAAGGCGTTCCACGCATGTTTTAACCTAGACGTAAAACTACCCACGTGTCACCCCCTCTCGGGTATCGAAGTGATTTGAGAACCCAAGTTATCTGGGTGTCTTGGTAAACATAAGATCGGTGATACCAACGGCACTATAGATGGCCAGAATATCTCGGGCCTTCATCTTCCCAGAAGCAATTCGCTCATTAGATCGCTCAAGCTTATTGATCTGCTTTTTCTGCATCTTCTTGTAGCCTGGAATTTTGCCAAGAGGACCATTGGCAAATTTAGTCCGACCCCGAATCATCCTATCGTTGGCCTGAGTCTTTGCCCCGGCAAAACGACCCTGACCAGTAACGGACTTACTCCTGCGAACGCCCCACTTCATACCTTTCCTGCCGAAATGCTCGAGTTCGAGATCGTTTAGCGAAGGCTTTTCCTCTTCAAAATATCGATCCACAACATCTCCTTACTCGCGAGAGCTATTGCTTGGCTTTCTTAAACGGCTCGTTCATCTTAGTGTTCTTAACATATGGACCAGCACCGCTTTTAGTCGCGAACACATCAGTAGTGCGAACGTTAAACGCGCCGCCTCGGGACAGGTAGTTGGTGAATTCTTTTCCTGTAACCACCGTGGGGTATCCCGCGCCATGGTCTAGACTAATCAAAGTTTCTGGTTTCTTCAACGCCGTGTTAATAACTCGAGTCGCTTTTTAGTCATAGAACTTAGATCGGTCTACTTTATTCTTCTTTCTAAGTTCTCGCCGACTAAGTTTAGGACTAGAGCCGCCCGTAGCCTGACTATTCTTGCGAACGCCCCACTTCATGCCCTTCTTACCGAAGTGCTCGAGTTCAATCTCCGCCATGGGTTACTCCTAGATTATTTACGGAGTCTCGAGCGCGACGATCCGAGCCTCAAGTTTGGCAATCGCCGCATTGAGAGAATCTGTAGCAGCAACGGCGGCGGCAGATCCTGCGGAATATCCCGTCAGAAGCACGTTCGAGCCGACCGGAGCTGCAGCTAGAGTCCGCGCCTGCACCTTCGCAATAGCGGCATTGACCGTGTCGGTTGCAGCAACGGCGGCGGCAGATCCAGCAGTAAACCCAGTGAGGACAACGTCAGCGCCCGAAGGAACCGTATCGAGAATTCGCGAAATAGGCGAACCGTTCGCGTCAAAGAGGGCCATACGGGCCGGAATCTGGTTAGGCGGAGAAGTTGCCATGTCAACAACCATCACCGGCTGGACAGCAGAACTCATTCGAAGGCCTCCTTGTTAGCTTTGTATGCTATGTAGGCGTCCATCAAGGCCGCTACATTGTCGATCTTTTCGTCTTGCCGTTTCTTCAAAAGTTTCCGGTTACCATTAGTATCTTGTAGAGTGATGGCGTTGCCCATTGTGAACGACATCAACTCCTGATCAAATATCAGAAGACGTTCGCCACTAAGAATCTTGAGTTCCCCCAAGGGTACCGATTCGGTTTTGGATCCTTGGATCACTTTCTCGATACCGAATGGGCCGTTCTCCGCTTCCCATCGAGTGACAAACTCCTTAGCATTATACGGGTCGAACCCAAGAGTACGAACGTCGTACGATGCTTGCTGAATTATCTGATCCAGATCGTCATAAACCTCCATCATATCGAGGATCGTTCCCTCGAGCACGTGGAGACTGCCTTCTTCGATAAACTGTTCATATTTGTGGCGCATAGCGCCAGGAAGCTTCATCATGGTCAGAGAGGTTATATAGCTTACTGTCTTGACGCCAAATCTACCACCCGACAACGGGAAGATAAACGTAAACGCACAGAAGTCATCACCCTGCGACAGGTCTGCTCCAAGAGAACAAGGCAAGCCCCAGAACTCTCGCTTTCTGTGGGTGAGAGTCTCCTCGTACGTGAAGAAGTACGTGTACCCTTCCATCGGAATGCCGAACCGCTTCGCCAAGATGTCGTTCCTTGAGGATGGGGCTTTCTCGGCACGTTCCACATCAAGATGATAAACTTCGTAGGTGACAGTCTTCCCAAGATTAGGGTTCGCCTTCACCCACATCTCGGGATCAGCAACTTCCTCGAGCTCGTCAAGTTTGTAATGCCAAATCGAAATGTGTGGAGCTAGATACTCACCCTTAAGGATCGTGGCGAGTTCCATTTTGATGGTATCGCCGGATCCGTTCCGAACAGTTCCTTCTGAGGAGATAGCTACGATCAAATAGTCATCCAACTTCGAAGCACCTTGCTCGATCGCCCCAACTACGTCCTCTCGAAGATCACCAGACAACCACTCGTCCACCGTCGAGATCTTAGGCCTAAGACCCTGTAGCTTGTTGATTGCCATAGGGCGAACCTCGAGCATGGAGCCCGTAAGGAAGTTCTCGATACCTTTCTTTGTGGACGCTAACTTAACGCGATTAGCTCGAGAGCCAGTCGTGTTCTGAAGGGAACCCTCAGTTAAGAACTTATAGAGCGGACCTCGGGATCGAGTGATCGCCGTTCGGAACGGCGACATCACTTCGTCAGCTTGTTTCATCGTGGGAGCCGTAGTGATCTGATGCGTTGTTGACGTATCTACATTCATGAAGTAACTCTGAATGCACGATGCGTACATCGATTTGGCGGCACCTCGAGCAACAATCAGATACTGCTTGGTGGTCAGGCGTTTCTTTATTGTCTTGGTAACGTACCTACCGCCACGGTTGTTCTCGTTAGGCTGATACACACTTCTCTCGACGAAGTAATACCAACCAAAAATCTGTTCGGCCCATAGTTTGAACGAGGGCAACAAATGTAAATCGCCGCCATCAGTCAGAGTTAACTCATTCTCACAGTAGAGGATAAACCCATTTACGGCTTGGTCATCGTAATAGATGTTCGGATTAGCGATAAGCGCGTCGATTCGATTCATCTCCATCGCAACTTCGCGATTTACGGGAATCTCTCCACTGACTACCGAATCACGAAACTTACCGTAATGAATCGGGGTAGCCCGGTTGGACAAGGTCACCGCTAATCCTCCTTTCTATTATCCACTAACCCGCTTCGCTACCTGTTTCACTAGCTGTTGCCTAAGTATTTTACCAGCGGGCGAATTCGCAAATTGAACCGCTTGGTTAACCGTGTTACCTACAGAAAGGATTGAATTGGCTGTGTCTTTTCCTTTTGTAACCGCCGAATTACCCTTAGCCAGTCTAGAATATTGCTGCTCGAGATTCATACGAGTAACAAGATCCTGAAGTTCCTTTGTCGAAAGGGCCTTTGTGCCGCCCCGTTTCGCGGTTTTCTTATAGGCGGTAGTTCGTTGGGCATCCTCAGATGCACCAGGTTTAGGGGACCTACGAACGCCCCACTTCATGCCCTTCTTACCGAAGTGCTCGAGTTCAATCTCCGCCATGGGTTACTCCTTCCTTACCCGGCATGGAGAACGATAGCGGACCCATCGATATACTTGTTATTTGACTGGGTGTAAGTCATCCCAGTCTGGTAGTCAAGCGTATGACCAACATAATAAGAATCTGGGGCAAAGACGTTGTCGGTAATACTGCCCACGTTGACACCGGTCAAAGAGTCGTTTGTCACATTAAGCATAATTTCGCCACCATAGAACCAATTGTGATGCACATCACCAATCAGTTTAGTGCTGACGTTGGTGTTATACATCATACAAGACATTGACTGTGGCTGATTTGCATTACGTCCCGTGGGTTGATTACCAAATCCCGCGACTTGACTGCTGTAACCGTGCAGCGAATTCCATCTAACTACGAAGTCGCATCCGCCCTCGATCTGGATGCAGTCGTTATGGGTTCCATCAGAACCCTCAGATGACCACCAAAGCAACTCGTCCATATAACACTGCTGAATATAAACAATAGTAGAGACGTTTCCGCCACGACTGCGAATACGGATTCCGTCTTTGAATCTACGGAACTTACACCTAGTTGCGGTAAAGCCATAGCCGACAATGGCATAATCATGGTCCGAAACCGTACACGTTTCTGCCTCAAAAGTACAATCGTTGTATTGTGTTCCCGAATATGCCGCAGTAGTATCGTCGCAGTCAGCGACATCACTAAACCAACAGTTATTGTAGATGAGGTTATTGGCCCGGCGTAGGACCTTGCCCTTAAACCAAGTATTTGTATAGGTCTGAGTACTGGAATGGGTCACGTCGCCGTTAACGACAGTCAGACTTCCTCGAGCTCCGAGACCTCCTACGATACCGGTCGTTTCTGGCGATGGTTCGTAAGTACCGCCAACGAGAGCGCTTCGATCTGCGGTCATAGCTACACGAGGTGCCTGAACCGGACCGCTAACCATAGCCCCGGCCGCGCCGCTATTCTTTCCCTGGTTAATCGCCGTTTGGGTAGGACATACATGACTGATCACAGGCTTACCAAGCGCTTTGATGCTAGTCCACACACTCGACGAAGCGTCGTATGTCATACCGAGAATATCGGCCTGTCCGTGATACGTCGCGAAGTTATCTCCAGGATAGAACATGGCGTTGGTCACAAACCCTGCGGTACGTGCTACGGCCAACCAAGAATTATTCGAGTTGCCTGGAACATACTTAGCGACAATACGAGTCTGCCATTCCGGACGATTCTTCAGAATGGCAATTAGTTCGTCACGATAAGCTAGGGCCGCCTTTGGATCGATGAACAGCACATGGCTCTCGAGATATGCGTCAAGCATGTCATCGAGCTGAACATAAGGCCGGTGCGTCGTGTCGACGGGAGAACCTGTAGCGGGAAGAATATCGTGAGTCTGAACCTGAGCCCAGGTCATCGCCGAGGCCACGTAGGTTGTTCCCGATCCTCCGCCAGTACCCAATGACGTACGGTCTAGACTCGCATCATGAAGACCGAACCACACACCATCTGAGGTACGAGCCAGACTTACCTCGAGGGCTCCAAAACCGCGTAAAGCGGCCTGGGTATACCCTTGCAGAGACATCTCAGGCCAGTTTCGAGATCCTCCTCGATGACCAATATAGAACGCGTCTCGCGCGAGCATGTCTGCGATCGAAGCGTACCCAGGCCAGATAAGACCCGCCCAAGCCACACCAAGGATTGTGTCGGACGGTCCTGCGACGAACCAACTACCATCTACCAGAGCCGAACCATTCCAAAGTTTTCCCGGAACTGAATCTGGGACCGCATCTGGGATTGGCGGAATAACAATCTGGAACGCGGCGCCATTAGTAGCCTGAGTATTGACATAGGTAACTGTACAATCACCAGAAGCACCCGCAGATGCCAAACCTTTGCTGGCGAAAGTAATAGACGCTTCTGAAGCAGAAGAGGGAACCCAACCGAGACGCTTGGCCCAACCCGTTCCTGATACGGTAATATCGCCGTCTACTTCAGAGGCGCTTGTACGCTCCTCGCTAATGGCGAACACCATCGAGTTGTTAACGGCAGTGGTGACGCCAGGGGCAACATTAGCGGTAGTCCCACCTGACGTTGCTCGAGACTGAACCGTCCCGACAACCCAATCGGTGACTTCTTTGGCGTTGGCGCTATCGACCCAGAAAGCCCTTGCTTGTACTCCATTTGTCTGTCCTAGATTCGTCTGAGGAACATTGTAGTTCGTTTCTCCCGTTACCCGCTTCTTAACATACACTGCAAAACAAGTTGTGGTAGACGTTCCCATAGCGCCCCAGGAAACCAGGGTAGTGAATCCTGATGGAGCTGCCGGAGTCCTCGAGGTTGCGGCCCCTGAGGAAGAGTTTAGACAAAGGAAGATAAAGTCGCCATCAGCTAGCGCTGTTCCTGTCGTTCCTGCGGACATGTTTACCGCGACAGGATCTGTTGCCGCAAGATTCTGACTCGCGGTCAAATAACCCTTTATCGTCCCAGAAGGCATAGTGGTCACAAGAACACGTCCTCTGTAGTGGTCGGGACGATAGGACTAACCCAGCTAAGTTCTTCTCGATGAGTATTCAAACGCCATTCGAACTCTCGAATTTGATCTTCCATCGCTTTGATTGCATACGACGATGTTGGAGGATCGAACAACAACCGAACCTTAAGAGCTACAAAAGTCTTCGCCGAATTCAGCTGTGCATCAGTACCAAGAAGTTCTGACCACTGGGTCGTAGCATCCAGAACTGTCATTCCTGCCGTCGGGCCGATACCCAACTGGGTCAAAGTCGCCAAGACTGAGTTAATATGCAGGAGTACATCCACATCAAAAGCCGTATAATCAGTAGCAAGCCCAAGAATTCTCTTAACTTCGTTCAGAATACTAGCCATGGTGATCACCTCCTTGAAGACCTGTGATGTGGGTAGTAGGCGCGGAACAGAACTCCTCGCGTCGCGGCCTACGTTTGCCGAGTTCTAGACCCACAATCTTATAAATCAGTAACCAAACACTCGAAGCTTCGCGTAGGTCTGTGGGCCCACGACACCATCCGAGGAAATACCCACCCGATGTTGAAACTCCTTGACCCACGCCTCTGTCTGCGGGCCAAAACTCCCATCCACAGACAGGATCTGCCAGCGGCGAACAGACACTGTTTCTCGATATGCAGGGAAGGTGTGACTGAGAAACTGCTGAAGACGTTGGACCGAGGGCCCAGAATATCCACGCTTAAGGAGTAGATAGGCGGTCGGTGTCGTTGGCGGTTTCGTCGGAGGCTTAACGGCAGGCGTCTTGAACATGTCATACGACCGCTGCGCCTCGAGCAGAATATCCGTCCACACGCCGTCGATGTAAGGACCGGCGCACACCGTCGCGCGCCAGTGCTTGTGTTGGAACAGATTTCCCGTTGTAGGGCGAACGCCGATAACCTTGGCGAAGAGCCAACCCGAGAGTCGGGCAGCATTCATCCAGGTCTGCTCAGAAACGTCCCAAGTCGGAGCCAGTTTGGAGTTCGCCATTTCGATGCTGATGGATGTCTGGTTTCCCAGTGTATTGCCCGTCGCCCAAGCATACTCATTCACTTTGACATACTGGGCTACAGCACCGTTCAGGTCAACGTCAAAATGCGCAGACGCCGGTCGGGTCTTCCAAACAGATAGGACGCCTTCGTGCGAAAGACGGCCTCCGTTATGATGAAGAGTTACCGAGGTCTTCTTATGCGCGATATGAGTCACGTGACCAGTGGCACTTAGATTGTCGATTAGGTTCTTGACCGGAAGGTCGTAGTTGACAACGGCGGTCACTCCTCCACCTCCGCATCGTCCTCGGCAAAGGCGACGAAGTCGCTCTCAGGGAGAACTCCTGTGCCATATCCGTCCTGGGTCGTCCTAGACAGAGCCGCCGAGACATCCTCATCGTGAGGCTCCTGCCAGGCAATCGTGTCGGTCATTAGAACTCCATTCCTACCATAGTTTAGTGTCGCCAGCGCGGCGTTCAACGTAAGGTTGTGTGAGCAGTCTTTCGTCTCCGAAGTGGATAGCATTGTGGGTTCTGTATGTGGTTGTGATCAAGAACTCGGGATTCACAATGTCGGAATCTCCTTGACGAATATCGTCGACAGAGATCGGATTCATGTGATGGATCAAAAGTCTTTCGTGAATCTCTCGATCTTCCATACCCAGATCACAACCAAGATCCCTCGCTATGGTGTCTCGTCGAGCAGTCTTCCACTCTCTTGATTCGTAGAACTGTTGACTGATCCATCGGTCGAATCCGAACGTCGACCGACCTACAACTCCACCGATCGAGAGATAACGAAAGCGATCTTCAAACGTAGTAAAGCGTCGTAGCTCGCGATAGGACCTAATCATCGACGGACCGTGGTTCTTGTCCCGCGTACGCGCGCATAGCGTCTAGTGCGGACGAATACAGTTCTTCCACTCGCTTCGCCGACTCCAACGCTTCTCGTCTAGCGTCTAGAAGATCGTTCTCCTTACGGAGACGGTCTCGTTCCAGTTCTTCTCGAGGAGAACCCAACTTCAAATAATGCGTGATCACCTGCGCGGACGCAGTGCCTCCAGCTAACTGCTTCTCGGCCAGATCGACCGCTAAAGCGACAAGTTGATTCTCCCGACCTTCAGGAGTCGTTGCCGGTGGTCGGCGTTTTCCTCCGGAGGAATTTTCGCGGCGACTTGCCACCAGGTTTCAACTCCTTTCGCTAGACTTGTCTGGCCTTTACCCCAAGATTAATCGGAAAACTTTCTACTTTTAAGCCCTCCGGGGCTATTTTTGGG